TTTCTCCAAAGAATGTAATCTTATACGAGTGCGCTTTATTGTTTTTTAATGTAACACCATCAAGTCCTATAAAACCTTTTCTAAAAGTTAAACTATTTAATTCAATTGTTGCTGATACTAAATCATTGGCATTAAAAGAAAACGCAATGTCAATATCGTAATTATAATAATGCTTAAAAATTTTATTATTAGTCTTACTCGCTGGTACATTAAAAGATTGACTAAAGGCTGTAAATATAGAGCCTATATCTTTTACGTTTTGGATGCTGTCTGTTATTGTAACACTTTCGTCCTTAAATAACTCTAATCTTTGACCCTCTATATATAGTTCTATTTTTTGCACTATCTTACTGTGTTAATTTTATCAAAGGCATACTCAAAGTCAATAGTATATTGTACAAGTCTATCGTTTAGGCTTGTTTTGTATGTTACGCTTTGTGTCTTAGGAATAACAGCCAATACTAATTCTGTGTCTGTTAGTTTAGTAAGCCATACTTGCTCACTCATCATAAGCTGTTTTATTACTTCGTTGTAATCCTCACTTAGATAGTTAGTGTTTAATATGATGCTTTCTTTTCCTAATTTATTGTACTGTGCTACTTGTGGTTTGTATGTTGCGTATGTTAGTGTGTCAAAGTCTACTACATTTGCTTTATAGGTTTCTCCTGTTGTATTTAGGCTTTCTGTGCTCTTAAGGCTAAACCAAATATCCTGTAATGCTCCAAACTTATTTACAAAGGTTATTTTTATTGGCTCATACTTAGTACAAGGCTCTGTAACTATTTTAAGCACCTCTGTGCCACTATCAGAGTTTATATATAGTTCATCTACCAAACCTATGTCGATACTGTCTAAAAACTCATCTAAAAGGCTGTTATCCTCAAATGTACCACCGTCTGCTAATACTCTCTGTTGGTATGTGTCTGTATTGTCGCTCCCTGATACTGTGATGTAGTCTATTTGTCCGTTGGTGTTTGTACTACTGCTTATTACTTGTGTGCGCTTTGTTTCCCCTTTGTATCTATATGTTACACTATTTGTGTCCTCTGTAAATATAGGCACTCTTACGTTTTGGTCGTCAAGTCTAAATATCTTGTTGTTACTTTGTAAGTAAGTTCTGCTAAGTTCAGGATTAATGCCATCTTCGAAATAACCATAACCGTCAAAAGCTATATAATCAATTTCAGTAGGGTTTTCAGTTCCGCCCGTTGTAGTTATAGTAAAATCAGGTCTTACCCAAACTGTTTGGCTATCGTATTCTCCGTCAAATTCTATATCTAAGTAATCCCTTACAAGTTCGCTAATCTCAAATACTACATAATTATTACTTCCTATTGGTGTTTTAGTTATTGTGTATCTTAATTCGCTTGATGTTGGTGGTGTAAGTTTTACACCTGTATAAATATATAATTCCAAACTAACACTTGTTATTGTGTTTGCAGATGGTGTAACCTTTACATAAAACGGACTTCTTACGTTTATTTTAGTTGCCATTATAACATATTTTTAATATCTTCACCAAAAGCTTCTTGTAAATCTTCTGGCAATCTTTTAATTGCTCTTTCAAAAGGTTTTGTAAAAAATAAACTAGGTTTTAATCCTTTTTCAAATATACTTTTAGATATTAAAAAACCTATTGTGTTGTAATTACCTTTTTTAAATCTTCCTTTTTCGTCTCTTAATCTTATGTTTCTTTTTTTGGCCCATTCAGCTAAAGGCTTTATAGGTGGTCTTTTATTTTTGTAACTAAATGGTGTATCGTACTTTTTATTCTTACCACTAACACCTTTATCTTGGAACATACCATAGTCTTCCATTTCAAAATATAACCTAAAACCAGCTGGAGATTTTTCAACAAAACCTTGCAAAGAATTATATAAATTTTTATCAACATTCTTTTTACCTTTAGTAAGGTTAGTCCTAGCTTGTTGTATAACATACTTTTTAAAATCATCTAAAGCTTTTTTAGTTTTATTTAACATATTGTCATATCATTTTGCACAATTACATCAAAAGTACCAGTCCAACCTGCTAATTTATTCTCAAATCTATCTACAAATGGTTCACATGTTACATCGCCATCTAATTGATATTTTTCTGAGTATAAAGTACCTCTTTTTAATATAGCACTTAATCTTGTTAATAATGCTAATTGAGTATTTAATACATCTTGCTCGTTATCATTACCCACAAAAATGTCTGTTGTTTTTTGCTTAGATATATCAACAATGTCCATAGCTAAAATAGATATATTAAACGTTAATGTTTTCTCTTGCACAGTTGTATTATTCACTATAATATGAGACAATGGAAATATATTTTGTTTGTTTAAATCAACATCATCTATATTACCATAGGTAATTGTATTTACAAATGGTTCGTTATTTAATGTATCTTTTATTTTCTGTAATACGTTATAAAACCCTGTCATTTTCTTAATTTTGATTTTATTTTATCAGACTCAATTTCATTTTTTTCTTTCATAAAAGCTAAGTACATTAAACATTTATGAACGTTTGTTGTTTCAACGAATTCAAAGTCTTTAAGGCTTCCTTGAGCGATTGCAAAGATTGATTGATACCATCCCCATTTTCTCCCAAAGCTCGCAGTTCTGCTATAGTCCTGTTCGCTTGTTTGGCTGAATAATTCAGGGTAGTTTTCAATAATTCGTTGCCTAAATTGTAAAAAAAAACAATGGAGCCTAAGGCGGCACTTAATGGCATATTTCTCATATCGTATTTACCATCTTTGTAACTTTCTACATTATAAGAACTTTTATGTTTGTTTGTAATTGGTCTGTATAATACTTCCATTGCTTTATCTATATTTTTCCAATCACTTAAATATGTGTCTAGTGTAACATATTCACCAAATGTAATATCATCTAACTTAGGTACAAAACCAAACTCTAAGCCATCCATTTTAAATGATTGTATTAGCTTCTGTTCTTTTGAGAATAGATTATTAAAATGTTCTATTATTTCTACTAAACTTGTATATTTAATGTTTGCAATGTCTTTTAAATTCAGCCTACAAAATATCTCAACCATCTTTTGTTGAATAAACAAATCTTGCTCTTTATCTTGTGCTATTGACAAAAATTTTTGATATTGACCAAGAGTTATTTCATCTAAAGAGTCAGGTACATATATTTCAATCTTCATAATAATATAATAAAATTTTGAAAGTCTTGTATAAAGAGAAAAGGTGACCGAAGCCACCTAATCTATCAAATTAAAAACAAAATAAAAAAACTATCCTCGTCTATAGATTTGGATATAAAGTTCTAATATAGCTCTACGCAATTGGTCTTGCTTATACCATAGCTTTCCAAGTTTCTTAATTCCTTGGTTGTCTATTTCTATCTTGCACCAATGCTTACCATATTTACCATCAGAATATCTTTCTTGTATTGGTATTGCATATATTTTAATATCTCTTTTAAGACACCAGCTCATTGCATTAAAAGCTAGTTTGTCATTAGTGTATTCGGTATTTAAATGTACATTTCGTTTTCCCATAATACAGGTGTCCATTCATTAAATGTTTCATTCCAATATACTTCTTGAACTATCTCTAATTCACCGTTTACTCTATAATGTTTGTTTCCTACTTCCACTATCATAGTCCTATCCATTTATCTACGTGAGCACATATTTGCAAAAATAAACAAATCCATCCAAAGGCTGCAAAGTAAATTATGCAGTCAAATATAAAGTTTTCTATTTTACGTTTCATAATGTTTGTTTTTAATCATGGTGTAAATATATAAACATTTTATTAACTAGAAAAATAAATGTCAATAATTTGTTAATTTATAATGAGTATAAATAAGCTACCAGATATGGTATTCACCCTTATTAGGATTTTCAAGCTGACTAGTCATAGCATACCTCATTGCATCTATAGCATGATTATAAGCATCTATTGGTTTATTAAGAGTATTACCTTGTTTATCAGTCATATATATGTAGTTCCTTAATTCGTTTATAAGGTTCTTACTCTTGCTTGTTACAAATATCTTATTTTGATTGATGAGGTTTATACCGTATGTAATACTATCACGGCCTTTCTTTACAGGCAATACAGTATGACCGTAATGGTTTAATTCAGCAATAGATTTAGGTTCAGCAGAGTCTGCGTATACAATATCATCTATTTCGTTTGCTTTTAATAGGTTGCTTATTTCACTATTTAACAATCCTTTCTTGTAAACTACCTCATCAAATATATATGCATCATTCCATTTATACATAGCTACTAAACTTGTAGGGTCGTTACTATAACCAAAGTCCATACCGTAGCATAGTATTCTAGCTTCAGTTGGTAGGTCTATTTCTTTCCAATCTTTTATACATACACCTTCTAGACTTCCTATCTGTCCTAGTCCATATACTTTCCACCAGTTATTCCAATACGTACTTGTTTTTGCTTTTTCTCTCGCTGACTCTATTTCTTTTACAATTGACTCAGGTAACGCCTCGTTGTCTAAATAAGTAAGAGTAATAAAATCTACATCTTCAGAATTTAAGACCTCCTTGTCAACCCAGAATGAACTAACAGGGTTATAGTCTAGCCATATATCTTTAGATGTTCTAATTGCTAATTGGTAATATGAGTCAAAGTCTATATTATTACACTCGTTTACGTACAGTATATGTCTTCTTGCTCCACGTAATTTATCTGGTTGCTCTACACTAAAGAACTCTATATAGCTACCGTTTGCAAAGTTATATTTAAGAATTGATTTATTGAATTGGCTATCTCTGTATCTATTAGTAGCCATCATAATTTTTAGAAAGTCTTTTAATGCACCACGTCTAAGATGAGGTATTGACTCTGATACTATAGATATTTCTAATCCTGGTTCTCTTATTGCTTTGTCTATAAGTATTGGTATAATGCCAAACGTCTTGCCAGCACTAGTACCACCTCTAACAACCTTTACGCGCTTTCTAAGGGCATATAACTTCTTTATTGCTGTAGTTACTATAAACTCCATTTGAGTTCCTTAGAGTTCAAATAAGGGCTGTTCAGCGTTTAGTGTAATATCTTTTGTTTCTCTTGGCTTACCAGCATAGTAATGATAAAACAATTGTACGTACTTAAAATCACCTGACTCAATACCTTTCTCTAATGCCTTAAATGCCTTGTCTTCTAATGGTGTAAGTCTTTCTATTAACTTAATCTCTTCAGCTTTTGAAGGTCTTCCTGCTCCTGGTCTTGCTCCACCTTTCATTGATAAAAATTGATTATTCAATTAAATAATAAAAAACAAGTCAATTTGTTAATAATAATCTTTTAATGTAATTTCAACATAGAAAAAGGCAAAATCAAAAATTAAAGCTTTGTATTGATTGTTTAAAAAAACATAACTTATACCTAACGCCCATTGACTATGATATTTATCTATTTTAATTTTCATTATTCCACCAATCTTCTACGGTTTTATAATTATATATTGCAAATGCTATACGTTTCATATATTCCATGAATTCGTTAAAGGCAATATCATCAGCTTTAGTTTCAATAATTACTTTCTCGTCGTAATGCTCAACTGTTATCTTCATCTTTAGGTAGTTTGTCTATTATTGCTTGTATCATTATATATAGATTAGTAACTGCTTTTTCTAGTGCTACTATCCTTTGTTGCTGTGTAAGCTTTTTTTGCTTCATAAAATTTGAGTTGCGTTAGCTTGGTAGACTTTTATTTTATCGTTACTTTTCCATTCATAAGACTTAATCATAATACCTATTCTATCTTTTATCTCTTCTATTTTTTCTTTAGGTAGATGTTGTATCATATATTCTATTGAGTCTTTGTCTTGCTCTTTATTTCTTAAGTCAAAGTTTTCTAGTTTTAATCTAACTAGTTCTTTTCTTATATCATCTAAAGTATTATACTCTTGGTAGTCGTCTAAGTTGTTTAGTTTTTCTATAATACTTTTATATGCATAATTTAAATACTTGTTTTGCTTTTTCCAGTTTTTAAAATTATTAAGACCGTGTAGAATTGTAGCATGATTTTTACCTACTGTTCTAGCAATACCAGCTAAAGTTAAATTAGTAAACTCTTTTAATATAGTATAATACATAGCTCTGGTCTCTACAATTTCTCTTTTGCGAGTAGGCGAGTCTACATCATAACCGTATTCTAACTTAATTAGTTTTTTAATCTTTTCAATGTGATAATCTTCCATGTATATAATTTATTTTATCTATAAATTCACTTAACGTCATTAGTTTAATTTCTTTTAATGCTTTGTTTATACCAGCGCAAGCTTCATAGTCCTCTATTTCCTCATAAACTTTTAATATATTATTTATCTCTTGTAGCGAATTACCTTCGTAAACACTATTGTATGTTAACTTATAAAAATACTCGCTATAACGTTCCTTTGATAACGTATTCATTTAGTTCTTGTTCTTGCTTTACAAAGTATGTTTCAAATACTTTTAAGCCATATTCAACCTTAGCTTTACCTGACTCGTAGAATTCCTTACTAACATTATAATATCCTAAGTCACCTGTTCCTTTATCGATTGCAAAGAAAAAGAAGTTATCATAGTCTACATTAAATAAATTGCAATAAATATAAACTTGAACATCATAACCATATTTCTTAGCAGAATAAGGAAAAGCTTTTAAATCTGATGTTGTTTTTAAGTCAGCAACATAGTCTGAACCAAGTACATCTGCTTTAGCTCTAAAAGGATAACCATTAAGTATGTCAAATCCAGGTTGTTCAAATATAGCATCTCTTGTTAGTTCTTGCCAAATATCATTTTGTAGTAAAGCGTCTACAGTATACATAGCTTTGTCATATTCTTTTCTTGTAAACACAAAATTAGGACTACCGACCTCTTCTACCTTTTCTTTAAATTTTTTAGTATTAGCTGATTGTACTTCTACTATATGACATAATGTATCTAACTTTTCTGGTTCTAATGCTGCTAAGTGAATTAATCTACCTGTTTTAAATGCTCCACTATCTGATTTATAATTTAGACTTCTAGCATACTCCTTAGGTGAAGTTATCAAAGATTTAATAGCAGATGAACTTAAAGCGTATTTACCTAGTTCACCATAGTAAAAGCTATCATCATACATTCTTTTTAATAACTCTGGTTTGTTATATACTTGTCCGTTTAATAGTTGTATTTTTTCTGCTCTTCCTGCTTTAGCGTGTATTGACTTAATCTCATCTACGCTAATCCAACAAGTATCATCACCATGAAAAGAACCGTTAAGATTTACATGTAAAGCGTGTAATTCGTCATCTGTTTTAAACTCAAAAGACTCATCTTTTATTACTATTTTAAGTCCTTGTTTTGCCCACTCTTTAAATCCTACTTTAGGAGTTGTGAATGTTACATGTTTCCATGTTGGTTTTTTAGTTACTGTTCTCATCCTTAACAAATGTTCCATTTACCATATTTCCAGTTCTATTGCATATTTCATCGTAAGCGGCATCAATACAATATTCAATATCAATCCCACGAATGGCGGCAAGATTAGTAAGTACGACAACACAATCACCAATAGCATCAATGAACTCGTCAGTATCGTCTTTAAGAATTGCTTGTGCAAGTTCACCTGTCTCTTCAAGTAACTTAATATATTGCGTTTTTGTGTCTCCATTATCTAGTATTCCTTTTTGTTTTGCCCATTGGCGTATTAATTTAAATTTAGTCATGATTAAATGTACAAGTTGTTACGTCAAAGTTAGAACGACCACACAGAGGATATAAGTGTGTGTAGTATTTCTCACCTTTTTTTATTTTCTTATTTTTAAATTTAATATCCTCAGTAGCAACATGATATTGTCTACCACAATAACCTACAGTTTCTCTATCTGGTTTTTCTATATTTATAGAACCCATGTATTTTCCATCTTGCATGTATTCTACAAAGTAACCAAAAATGTCGTATTTTATATTTCTATATGCATTCATAATTTTTAATTTGATAGTGCTAATATATAAATAACTTGTTAATAAAAAAAATTATTTTAATTTATTATAGTGTCTTTCGTAAAT